TGATGAATTTAGCATAAAAAATGCCCAGTGCAAAAACTGGTCAAGAAATTGTGGATAACTTTGGGCTAAACCCTATATGTAGTACCATTATGCTTTCATCCATTAAAAAGAGCTTGTATTAGCTCTCCATAGTATATACCTTTAAGAAATAAGGTAGATGTCAACTTTAACAAGACCCGTATCGGAGTGTCAACGTGGAACTTGAGAAAAATTCACAAGACCAAACCAAACCACTGGTAATAGGTGGCGAAAAAGAAAAATTAGTTACCGAGTGCTTTAAATTACCAGAAGGACTCAAGCAACAATTCGTAAAAGAAACTAGACGAAGAGCACAGAATAAGAGCCAAATATTACGCTTGAGTATTATTGACTATCTAAATAGTTCGCCAAACTCTCCGAAGTATATGTTGTCTTCTGGTGTGGTTGAGGATTGAGCAAAGTTTTGAAGCTTCGCCGCAATCCTCTGAGATCAAGAACGACAACTTAATCTTAACAGGCTGGATGCCCGAAGGGAAACAATATGGCTAAGAAAGTCGATAAACGGGATGACTCCCACCAATTAACACCGAAGCAAAGAGCTTTCGTCGAAAACTACTTGATTTTAGGCAACGGGACAAAAGCAGCGGAGCAGGCTGGTTATGCTCACCCTGCTACTGAAGCCTCTAAGATGCTAAAAGTACCCAAGATTTTACAGGCGTTAAAGGACAGGCGAAAAGAAGCTTTTAAAAACACAGAGTTAACCGCAGAATTATTAGCCTCAGAATTGCTTGATATGATAACAGCAAGACCGCTAATAAAAGACTCAGATAAGCTCAAAGCTATTGAATTAGCTGGTAAATATATAGGTATGTGGGACGGAAGTGGATCAGCAACTAGCGGAAGCGATAGGGGGCTTGGACTCGACAAAGTTCGAGCAATTGTTTCAAGAATTACAAAGTGACCCCGTTGCTCAAAAAAACGTATTCATTCATAGATGCCTTACGGATTTGGAGCTATTTACAATGGCTTACTTTCCGCACTATTGCGAGTACGAGTTTTCACAATTTCACCACGATTTGTTTGAGATGTGGAGATCGCTTCGAAGGTCGACTAAAAGATGTCTTGCTGCGCCACGTGGCTACGCTAAATCTACGTTCGCAGCGGTCATTAAACCCGTTCACGATGTCTGTTATGGACTTGAGAAACTCACAGTCGTTCTATCAAACACGCTACCACTTGCGTCTGGAAAAGTTAAAGATATCAGAGCCGAGCTTCTATCTAACATTGCTCTGGTTGAGGATTATAATATTCGGTTTCCAACTAAAAGACCTGCGGAGACGAGCTTCCAGGTTACTACGGACAACGGCACGAGCAATTTCATTGCGGTGGGCGCTGGGACGGAAATCAGGGGTCTTCGTGTTGGACAGTACCGCCCAACTAAAATTATACTCGACGACACGGAAAACTCGGAAGAGGTTCTTAATGAGGATCTTCGGGACAAGATGCTCAACTGGTACACAGACGTTATATCGAAACTAGGTAGCGGGACCACTAATATCGAGTTTGTGGGTACTGTGCTGCATCCAGAGTCGCTGCTTATGTCATTGGACCAAAATCCAATGTATGAGTCTAAAATATACAGTTCCATCATTAATTGGGCAGATAATGAGTCTCTCTGGAATGAATGGCGGGATATTATCACAGACCTGGACAATGAGCACAGGGTCGACGATGCGGACGCTTTCTACAACGATAACGAGGAAGAACTACTCAAAGGCACAAAGGTACTCTGGCCCGAAAAAGAGCCTTACATCTACCTAATGAAAGAAATTGTCGAAACGGGCATGAGATCTTTCATGAAAGAAAAGCAAAATACCCCAATGGCTTCAGACGAAGCGGTATTCGAGAACTTCCAATACTACAAGGAAACTGAAGAGGGTATTTATATTGAAAAGTCAGGGCATACAATACCTTGGGACCACCTTCATTATGTGTACGGGGCTTTGGACCCTTCTACTGGTGAGACAAAGGCGAAGAAAGGGAAACTAGGTGATTATACAGCGATAGTCACTGGTTATAAATGCCCAAAGGGGCGGCTACTGGTGCATGATGCTTGGCTTAAGAAAAAACCGCCTACCTCCTGGATTAGCGAGATATTCGAAAAACATGATACATTTAACTATGACGGATTTGCTGTAGAAACGAACTTGTACCGCAATCTTTTGATACCAAATATCATAGCTGAAAGAAAAAAACGGGAAGACGCAGACAAGCGAAAGATTATGGTTCCGTTCTATGATGTCGAAAATATAGAGAATAAAACGAAAAGAATCTATACACTAGAACCAAAGGTATCAAATGGCTGGATAGTCTTTAACAGAGCACTAGATCCAAAGTTCATGAACCAGTTTAGGGATTTTCCTCATGGTTCTCATGACGATGGGCCAGACGCAACGGAGATCCTTTGGGGTATGATTAAAAATAGATACCGACCAAGTGCAATGCCAGTAAACGCCAGAGAGGAAAGATAATGGCTTTTAATATTCCCAATATGCTTTCAAGATCACAAAAGAAGATACAAAATAACTTAGGGGTTATTGCTGGTGATACTGCTAGTAACGTGAAAAAGCATAGAAGAGATGACCTAGACGTACTCAACCAATATTTTGATAATACGCAGTACAACGGTCTTTCTGATTGGGAAATGGCAAAGGATAGCAAGGACCAATATATCCCTATCCGCAAAAGAAAGCCTAGAGTCATTGTTCCATTGTCCAAGATGCTTGCCTGTCGCGTGGCGTCCAAGTTAATCGGACACTCTGTATTTCCCAAGATGCTAATCGAGGAAGATCCAGACGCGACTCTGTTCTTTAGTTCTGTGATTAAATCATCAGAGATCAAAAGCAAGATCATAGATCCAGCAAAGGCAATGCTTGTCACTGGTTCTGTGTTTATGCGCTTCTTTTTGAATGGACCAAAGCTAGAGCTAGAATGGTATAATTCAAACAACTGTTATCCAGAGTTTGACGACCAAGGCGAGTTAGAACGTGTCAGAGTACAATACGTTTTTACCGATAGAGAAGACATTGACGAACATGGGCGCCCAAAGGAAAAATGGTTTAGACTCGATGTTTCAAAGACCTCCGATACCCTTTACGATAACCCAGAGTTCAAAGACAACGCCGAGCCTGTTTTCAAGCCAGTTAATACTGTCGAACACAACCTTGGATTTGTTCAGGGCGAATGGTTTAGGACCACGATTAAACGTAACGAACCAGATGGATACAGCTTACTTGAAGATATCTTGCCACTTGTCGACGAACTCAGCTATTCGCGTTCACAGACATCTACCACAATCTCATATAATCAAGATCCTCAAGTATGGTTTAAAGGAATGGACGAGGAAGAGATCAATACTCTCATACGCTCGTCCACTAAAAGCTGGAATCTAGGTAGAAATGGAGAGGTAGGAGCTTTAGAGACTAACCTTAATGCTACTCAAGTAGCAGAAGAGGATAGAGACAAAGTACGCTTATTGATCCAGGACGTTGTTCGGGTAATTATGCTAGACCCTGAGAAAGTGGTAGGTCATGCTCAATCTGCAAAGGCTATGGAAGTTTTACATGGTCCTATGATCGAGCTTATCGACGAGCTTCGTCCAGTATTCCAGAAGAACTTGGTTAAGATGGTTCAAAAGATGAGCCTTGTAATGTTATTCCAGGCTAGTCGCAATATTCCAACTCCTATCCAAATCCCTCCTGGTTATACCCCTAGTTCATTTGATCTTGTGGTCAACTGGCCTAAAGTATTCCCAATGACCATGCAGGACTTATTACAGAAGGTGCAAGTAGTAACTTCTGCGACCAGTGCGAACGTCATATCTAGGGAAACTGGCACAAGATATTTAGCAGAAGACTTCGGGGTAGAGAACGTAGAAGAGGAAATCCAGAAGATAGCAGATCAGCCTGTCATCAATCCATTCGGAGCGTTTTAATGGCTAAGAAGAAAGAGGACAGGCAGGTAGTATTTCGAAGGGTAGGTGGTCGAATTATACCTATTGCCGTAGGTTCTGGTGCTATATATGGGGCACGTAGGCTAGACCCTGGTAAATCGAGAGTAAAAGCATTAAATAAAATGGATAAGTCTTATTCTAAGTTTAGGAAGAAAGAAATAAGTAAGTTCAATCTTCCATACTTCAAAGGTGACAAGGTTTCGACTAACGTAAAATATCTTAAACAAGATAACCGCAAGTTTACTGTCATGAAGAGATTTTATAAAAAAGAGATTAGTAAATCTTTTGGTAATCCTAAGCATGATCACTTTTCAGTTACTCTTAATCGCTTAAAACCAACGCACTTTGACCCTGCTGGATCGGGTAAAGTCTCGCTAACTAGAGCAAATCTAAGTAGCCTTTTACACGAACTAGGACACGCTCAACAGTACTACTCAAAAACAAAAATAGATAAACTAAGAAGCTCGTCTAGGTACTGGCCTAGAAATACTTATAACAAGGTAGACGATAGCTTTAAAAAACTTAAATTTAGTAAAGTTTTTAAGAAAACACCAAAATTTGACAGATTCTTACGCTCAAAGATAAGAGAGCCCTTAGTAAGTATGTCTGCTTTTGCCCACGAGTCTGTTGTCGTAGCCCACGAAACAGACGCTTGGCGAAGAGGGTACAAAATGGCTAAAGGTCGGAAGGCTAAAGTAAACCTGATTAGATCATCTCTTAGACCACTTTGGACTTACGCAGCATCTCCTGCAACTAAGATCGGTAAAGTAGGTTTAGCTATTGGAGGTACTGGTCTTATAGCCAAAGGGGTACTTAGTGAGTAAGCTAGTAGTTCCCATCAGAGTAAAGAAGGGGCGTCGGTAATGGCTAAGTCTGGTGCAAAGATAATATTCGAAAGATTTAGGAAACTAAATATTTTTACATCTGCGGTAAGAAAATTCCGTAAACCTAGAGGACTTAGTGTAGATGTATCGACAGACGTAGTAAGCGCAGTTACTGGCGGTCAAAGAATCACGTTTAATTTTGCCCGAAGTAAGGGTCAGGCGCGTAGAAGTATAGAGCTAACTACTTTCCCCAAAAGCAAACAAATAAAGTCTGTACTTGGTATGGATACTCGCGCAACCAGACGCGAGCTAGATTTTGTTAAAGCAACAATAAAGAAGAGTAGGTTATTTG